CAAGAAGAACGTAAGGAGGGTTATTACTTACATCGTTATTAAGTACACTTAAAGCAGCCCGTGCAGTAGAACCACCTGTTCCTTCTATTTGAGTTAAAGAACTAAGAGTAGTGCCAAAGAAATTGCTACGCGCTGTAGATGTGCCAGCCAGTAGTCGACCTGAGGAATCTATAAACAGCCTCCCCTGCCCATTAGTTGAGATGGCTACTTGGTCTGCGCCTGGCCTATAAATACCGGTGTTGGGGTCGCTTTCAAAGGCGATACTGGGTGCAGCAGCGGTGCCATCGGGCATCCCACGCATCAGCTCCTCGATCGTGATGCGTTTGTTTTTGCTGGCTGCTGCTGCTTCGCTGATGTCAACGATTGGCAAGAAGTCACCTGACGCTGGCGTGGTCAGTGCTGTCAGGTCTGAAATCTTACGGTCAGCCATGGCTGGAGCAGTCCTTTATGACCTACTCTACTGTCTCTGTATCGGATGGCGCAATAAAGCGGCCATTGATGTAGCCCCAGCCGATACCAGCACAATCTTGAAGCTCCACCAGTTCACAACCATCAGGTGGCTCCCATGCTGTTTGCTCGTCTAAGACGATGGCATTGATGACAAGGCCGTTTTTAACGATTGCGTAATCCATAGGAATCACCAGATGTAAACAATACAAAGGCCAGCACCGCCAGCACCGCTAGCAACTGCTGTTGTTCGCGATCCACCGCCACCACCACCCGGCACTGAGCCGGCAGTACCGGTATTGGAAGTAGCGCCATTACCACCGTTGAGGCTATCGCCGCCAGCGCGTTGAGTTGCATTGCTGGCGCCGCCACCGCCACCGCCACCCCAAAATGCAGTGGCACCGTCATTAAAACCGCCGGCTGCGCCGCCGTAATCGCCTTGGCTTGGTCCGAAAACAGAACTGTAATTGGCACCTGATAATGTAGAGCTGTGACCAGATCCGCCTGATATGCTCGAACCAGCGCCAAGGCTGCCGCCGCCACCGCCACCGTAGCCGGTGCTGCCGCCGCTAGCAGTTCCCCCTGCACCGCCGTAGGCGCTCATCAAGCTGCCGAAACTGCTGGTGCCGCCGACATTGCCATTTGCATTAGCGCCAGATGCAATTGCTGCACCGCCTGCGCCGATCGTAACTGCAGCAGATCCAGGTAGGTCTGACAACTGAAATAGTCTTTGCACGCAGGCGCCACCACCGCCACCGCCAGCAGTTGATCCGCCATACCGTGCACCACCGCCGCCGCCGCCCCATATCGTGACCAACGCAATGGTGCCAGCAGTGGGTTTCACCCAAGTGCCGCTGGACGTAAACACCTCCTTAGTTGAGCCGGGCGGGATAGCACCCCAGCTAGCGACAGTGCCGTTGGTGGTTAGGTACTTACCGCTTTGACTGGTCTGTGATGGCAGCGTACCTGCAAAAGCAATAGTACTGGCACTGAGTGTGCCGAGTGTGATCCACGCATTATTTGAAGCATTGCGCTTTTTCCATATCGGGTTGGCGCCACTGGTGTCAATCCAATCCTGAAAAGCAACCGTTACCGAAGGTGCAGTGCCGCCACTATTGGCACTGAACAATGCCGCAAGGTTGTTGTTGATGTCAGCGCGTACCGTTGGGAACGTCGCGTTTTGTACGGTCTGGTCAGCTTGTGCCATTAGATTTCCCTCCCGTAACCGACAGCAGTGTAGGTGAAGCTACGCGTCACGGCTGCATTGGCGCTGTTCTTAAATGCCACTGTAAACCCTGTTCGAGTCACCAAGGTCAGCGTAAAGAAATCGCCGGTGGCCATGTTTGATGGGCTGATGGTCACATCAGGAGCCGCGTAGAAGGCATCAGCGTAGGTCACAGTATAAGTGCTGCTGCCGCTGCTGCTAGCGGTTTCAGTGCGTTGCTGCAGTTCAGCAGTGGCACCAAGTTCGCTGATGACCAAGCCAACTTGAGCGGTGCGTGTGCTGCCTTCCACCTTTAGCTGGATGCCACGACCGCGCACGATGGCATTGGCGTATTCGTTCCAGTCGCCCCAGGTAGGGGAGCTTGCTGGGTTGTCGTCAGTGACGCGCACATAGGTGACGGCATTTACCTGGTCAAGATCGCCGCCGTCAAAGTCGCTTGGCTGGTCATCAAATAAACCAGGCACGCTATCGAATAATGTGTTAAAAGATACGGCACCACTTACAACGCGCCGCTGCACATTTATGTCATACACCTGCCCTAGATCAAGCGTATCTTCGTAGATGTACTCACCTTCTAGGTCAACGCTTGGGTCGAGGAATAGCCCGTCATAGCCAGCGTCATAACCCAAGTTGGTGTCAGTGCCGTTGAACTTAGGCGACTCATCTTCCTCGGCCCATGTCTTCACCACTAGCCGTGGCTGTGGCGTGGGTAGCACTGCCGGGATGCCAACAGGCGTAACGGAACGCACGCCAGATTGATCGCGGAATGCAATGAAGTAGGTGCCTTCTAGTAGCGGTACTTGCTTCTGGGTTTGATTGCCTGCTGCGGCTTGCACGATGGCATTACTGGTTGCCCATTCTGCCGTTGGTAACTGACGTGGGTCATGGCGTATTAGCACCTCGCCGCCAATTAACACGTCAAGGTCAGTTGCTATATTCCATTGGATGATGGCGCTGCTTTCATTGATCGGCACCAAGCTGACGCCAGTTGGGTTAGCAGGGGCTGCGCCAACTCCTGTAACCGCAAACATCATCTCTGCTGGTGCGCTGCTAATCACCTGCGTGGAGCTGATTGCATATACCTCTACTTGGTAGTTGCCAGTCGTTACATCCTCAATTTCGTACAGCGGACCATACTTGCGAACCTCTGTCCAGTTGCCAAACTCTTCACGCCACCGGATGCGGTATTCATTGACGCCGCGCACACCTTTCCATGTCAATGCCAACTTCGTCGCAACCCGACCGTTGAGCGGGTACAGGATTTCGGTGCCGATCAAATCCTGCGGCGTGGCAGGTGGCTCGTTCAAGTTGGTAATGTCGCGGGCTTCGAGCGGTGCGCCACGCTCTACATAGTCGTATTTGCTGCTGTTGTAACTGACCGCAGTGATCGAGTAGTTGATGCCATCTTGCTCTTGAAGGCCAAGCACTTTCCATTGCGTTGGCTGGATGTCATCAGTTTCAACCATCCATGCAGCGCCGTTTTGAGGTGCCACACTGAACGCTGGCGACACTGTATAGACGCCAGCAGTTAAATCTGTTGTGCCCCGTGATTCAACAATGCCGTCATTTAGCACCACGCTAAGGGTGCCAGTGGATGGCAGATCAACTGCATTGTCTACCGTGACAGTAGATGTAGTTGCGGCACTGATGCGCCCAGCACGGCGGGCGCCAGCTTTAACTGGATCGGCGATGTTGATGACTGCACCAGGGCGAACGATGATGCCGTTCTCCAAGCTGGTGGTGAAGCTAACTACTTCAGCCTCGTAGCGTTCGGAGTAGAGAATCCACTCGCCGACGCGATGGGCTTGTGACCGGCTGGTGGTGGCAAATGCTGTTACCTCTTTGGTTACCACGCCATAACGAGCGATACCCTCAGGATCTTCGACTACTTCACGGTCAATGTCACTTAGTTCTAAGTTAAGCCAGCCAACAACGACAACAGTTGAGCGGGTCTTTAAGCTGCTGGATTCGTAGGAAAAACCTTCTTCGCTAACATTTGTAAGACTAAATAATGCAACCGGATCTGATGGCTGGTCTTGCATCATGCTCAACGATCCAGCCGCCCAATACGGCATGGCGCGGAAGATTGAGCACATGTCGTTGATTAACTTATATGCCTCATCTTGAGATTGGATGTTGACGTTACAGCTAAATCGTGGCTCGCTGATTGGGTCGTTTAAGCCGGTAGATACCAACTCGGCGCAGTATTTGCTGGCTTGAAAGAATGCCCACTTGTCCAGTGTGTTGGCTTGGATGTGGTCGCCTAGGCCGTAGCGCCTGCTAGTGAGCAGATCCCACAAAATCCAAGCGGGGTCACTGGTCCATGCAGCAGCGCCGAACGTACCATTCCAAATCCCGGCATAGGTAAGCCTGCCGGTTTCTAGGTCAACGGTTGCATTGCTTGGGATGGCAACCTTGATGCCACGGATCTTGTATGCACGTTGCGGGATATTACTGAACTGCTCAGCGTCGATCCGGGTGGCGACGTAGGCAGTGTTTGGATACTTGAGCTTTTTGTAGATCAGCTCGGTGTAGCTTGACCATGAGAAGGCATTGGTTTCCTTGATGCTGGTTGCTTCCGCTGATGTGCGGCTAACACGAATGTCAACAGGGAATGCTCCAGCAATATCAACGATGTAGTCGCGTTGATACAAATCAGACGTGCGACCTGAAATCGTGTCAGTGATGACGGTGGTGTAGCTACCAGCGGAATATCGCCGCTCGATAGCTAACGATAATGACGAACCAACGATGTCGCCATTGTTAAGTAATTTCTGGAGCAGCGAAACGCTGATGGTTAGGCGTACAGCGTTAACGTTGGTGTCCGTAATAGTTTTAACAATTGGCGTTGCAAGCACCACGTCTTGACCAACCGAAACCTCTTCTTCGACGGCATCAAACCCCGGCACATACGCTTGGTTTTGCGTGCCAAACTTGCTGACAACGGTGACGTTCTTGAAGTTAAAGTCTGCGTCCTGCGGCAGCGTGTTATCAGCCGTAGCATTTAGCAGTCGGGTCTTGTTGAAGTAAATATCCTTAAGCGATGCATTTGTGTATTGCGTTGTACCAGGTGTTAGACCAAGGCGTGATGGTGTAGCAAACCCTTCAATCTCACCTTCGCTGATGATTTCAACGATCTTGGCGTAGGCAGTTGAGTCGAGGTTATCTTTGGCTTCTGTGGATTTACGAAAGGCGCCACCGCCTTTACCCTTGCCGCCACCGCCAGCACCGTAGATACTCATGAGCCGGAAACCTGCACGATGTCAGCGCCGGCGCTAACAACAATGCCGCCAACCAGCATTTCGCCGTAGACAACAGGCACCGGCACACCAGCGCGTGTGGTGTTTTGGATGCCGCTAAAACTGAAGCTCTTCTTGGGGTCGCCTTCGTCTGTATTGGTTGTAGGCGTTGGCGTAAGCAACTGTGCGACGCCGCCGAGGACGAGGCTAGCGCCTACACCAACAATAATTTGAACGCCAAGCGCGCCAATGCCGGGAACAAATAGCCCAACTGCCACCAATAAAATGCCAGCAATAATCCGCCCAATGGCACCAGCTCCAGCTATCACCGGCACAATCTGGATCTCACGGCCCATTGGGTTGTGGACATCATCCAGCGTTAGGTCTTCGCCAGCGGTGTGGACGCGGTAATACTGCTTTGCCATGTGGCCCTCCAGTGCCGGCCAATTGGTCACCAAGAAACGGACGGCCTCAGCGGCAGTGGCAACATCAGCTTCCAGTACGCGATGACCGACAAACTTAGCGAGGGCTCCGTACAGCTTGATCTTACGCAGCATGACGCAACCTCCTTCCCGTACATTTTAGTAGCCAACCACCGTAAAGGTCACGGCTGCTAAGACGACTCTGCATATGATGCAACACCATCTGATCGCCTAGGTAGACGGCGCAGTGGTTCAGGCCAGAGCTGCTGATGCTCATGAACAGCAGGTCGCCCCTTTCCAGTTCTTCATCAGGCAGCAATTCACGAAAGCCGGTTGCCTTCCAGCGATCATCAAAATACGGCTTAGCTTGAAATTCTTCTGGATTGTTACAGCGTTCCCAGTCGCGTAGCTTGATGCCATTTTCGGCGTACCAGTCACGCGCTAGTGTCCAGCAATCATGGATAGCCCACACCCACTCACGGCCAATCAACGGTGCCTTGAAGCCACACGGCTTGCATTCGCCCCATGATTCAAGATTTGGGTTGACGATATACCACGGCAAACGACTGGCTTCGCAGGCGGCACGATCTGCAGGTGATGGCTGTGGTGATGTGCTCGGATGGCTGTGGACAATAGCAAGCACCTCGCCTTGATCCTCGGCAGCGGCATAGTCTTCGGTTGACAGCACAAACATCTGGTCTGGTGCCGCCGATTGATTGCGACATGGGATGTACTGCTCGCGGCCTTTGATGACCACAAGCAAACCACATGCCTCGCGGGGCTGTTCCGCTTTGGCGTGATTTAATGCTGCATCGCGCCAGGTCATGGTCATCCGCTGAATGTGCCAACGCCGGGGAAGCCACCGAATGGTAGTTCAGCATTCTGCCCAAAGCGTAGGTGGCAGCTATTAAGCCGCTTGCCACATACATCACCAGATGCGCTCAATACTGGCTGGTCTGCAGCATCAAAGTAGTTGGTGCCGGTGTAGCCGCATTCGGCAGAGCGATACGTCCATGGGCATAGGTTGGCGATGCACTGCCGCTTAGGTGCCCGTACGCCAGCAAGGTCAAAACTAGCCGCCAGTTCAAACTCAACCAAGGTGCGGTTTTCGGCGCTCTTGCGGTCGATGTAAAAAATCTCACGCGGAAACTCGGCGCTAGTATCTTCGGTTGGATTGATTGGTTCTAGCAGTATTGTGCCACTATCTTCCAGCAACAGCGCATCGCTGTCTTCAGTCAACAGGATGTCGCCGCTGACTGGGAAATTAACGGCATCTAGATACTTGGCCAGCGTACGTATGCGCGTTACCTTGGCGCCTTCCAAGCCAACCGGCAAACTAAGAATGATTGCTG